CCAAACTAGAAAAGGATGTTTCATACGATAAGTCAAAGAAGTTTGACAATATGATGGATCGCCTTGACTATCTTTATGGCAAGGATCGCATGATGAGTTTCAACAAGTTTGATATCCATCTTCTTGATGGCGATGAAATGAATCGTTCGATGGGAGAGTATTCTCGTCAGGATATGTTTGATAATACTTATGAGATTGCAGATAAGATTGAGGAATATACGATTCATCGTAATCTCAACCTTCTTCCTGTTGAGCACAAAGATCCTGATGCACAGATCAAAAAGTATGCCCTTTCTTGGCTAGAAGCCAATAATCTGCATACTAATCAAGAATATGTGGATAGACTCAATGAAGAACTTGATATCATCAAGCAGAAGAAGTTTGCATCCTACTTTATTGTTGTCCAGAATATGCTTAATTGGGCAAAGAAGCAGGGCATTATGGTTGGTCCAGGCCGTGGATCTTCTGCTGGATCACTAGTTTGCTATGCCTTGGGCATTACGGATATTGATCCAATTAAGCATGGATTGCTCTTCTTCCGATTTATTGACATTGATCGTGATGACTTTCCAGACGTGGACTCTGATATTCAGGATTCTCGCAGGGAAGAAGTAAAAGAGTATCTTGAGAAGCAGTATAAGCATGTTGCATCAATTGCCACATTCCTACAGTTTAAGGATAAGGGTGTAGTGCGTGACGTTTCTCGTTGCTTTAACGTACCATTGGGAGATGTTAATCGTGCTCTTAAGTTGGTTGACACTTGGGATGAGTTTACTTCTTCCAAGAACGTCGCTTGGTTCCGTGAGAAGTATCCAGAGGTAGAGATTTATGGCGATCAACTGCGTGGAAGAATTCGTGGCACAGGCGTTCACGCTGCTGGCGTAGTAACGTCAAAGACACCTATCTCAAGGGTTGCTCCCATTGAAACGAGAAGTGTCACAGGAAGCGATTCTAGGCTCCCTGTGGTTGCTATTGATATGGAAGAGGCCGCAGATATCGGACTCATCAAGATCGACGCTCTAGGACTAAAGACTCTTACAGTTATTAATGATACGATCAATATCATTGAAGATCGTACTGGAAAGAGAATTGATCTTAATAAGATCAACCTTGAGGACATTAATATCTATCACATGCTATCTGATGGATATACCAAGGGAGTCTTTCAGTGTGAAGCAGCACCTTATACAAATCTTCTTGTGAAGATGGGGGTAAGTAAGTTTGATGAACTTGTTGCATCCAACGCTCTTGTTCGTCCTGGTGCTATGAATACTATTGGTAAGGACTACATTGCTAGAAAGCAGGGTAAGCAGGGTATTGTCTATCCTAGCCCTATCATGAAGGAATTCACAGGTGACACATATGGGTGTATCCTATATCAAGAACAGGTTATGCTTGCTTGTACACAACTTGGTGGTATGAGTATGGGAGAAGCCAATAAGGTTCGCAAGATTATTGGAAAGAAGAAGGATGCAAAAGAATTTGACCAGTTCAAGGAGTTATTTGTTCGGAATGCGACTGGGCCGCTTGGTGGGGCTGCTGCTGAGAAAATGTGGCATGATTTCGAAGCCCATGCAGGGTATTCGTTTAATAAATCCCATGCTGTCGCTTACTCAACGCTTTCGTACTGGACAGCATGGCTCAAATACTACTACCCGCTAGAGTTTATCTTTGCCCTGCTTAAGAATGAGAAGGACAAGGATACTCGTACAGAATATCTGATTGAGGCAAAGCGCATTGGTATTCCGATTAGATTGCCACACATCAATGACTCAGATATTGACTTCAAGATTGAAGGTAAGGGAATCAGGTTTGGCCTATCTGCAATCAAGTTTATTTCTGATAAAATTGCTTCCAGATATATTGATGGGCGTCCATTCTCTTCCTACAAGGAAGTAGAGGAGTTTACTTATACCAAGGGTAATGGAGTAAACACTCGTGCTCTTACTGCACTCAAGTCAGTTGGAGCATTGACATTTCCAGATAATCCAAGGGATGATGAGTTCATTCGCTCCAATCTTTATGAGTATCTTAATCTTCCAGAATTCAATACGAAGATTCCACAGCACTACTATGCTTATATTAGTAGTGTTGATGACTTTGATGAAAAGGGTGCTTATATTCTCATGGGCGTTGTTCGTAATATTAAGCGTGCCAAGGGGTGGAGTAGAGTTGAAATTCTAGACAATACGGGATCGGTAGGTATCTTTGATGAAGAGAACACTAAGATTGAGGCTGGCAGAACTTATATTATTCTTGCTGCATCTAACAGAATCGTGGAAGCGGTTCCTGTCGATGAGTTACAGGAGAGTAAGTCCACACTCACAAAGTTCTTAAACTATAAGCAGTTGCCATATGGTAATGACGAGTATTATGTGCTATCCTTTAAGCCTCGCATTACCAAGGCTGGCAAGAGAATGGCTAGCCTAGTAGTTGCTGACAGCGGTAGAGAACTAATGTCAATGGTCGTATTTCCATCGACATTCGCAATGGCATATACCAGACTTGAAGAGGGTAGTGCATACAAGATTAATTACAGCATTTCAAAAGAAGAAGATCTAATATTTCAGGAGGTAATTACAGCATGAATACAGTAAATCTAGATGCAGAATCAAAGCGACTGCATGAGAATGCAGTTAATAAGGGCTTTTGGGAGCCAAACAATGAGGACACTCACACCATCTTCTATCTTAAGCAGATTGCCATGATCCATTCAGAATGTTCTGAGGTTCTTGAGGCTATTCGTAAGAACAAGGGTGATGACAAGGTAGTTGAAGAACTAGCAGATATTATCATTCGCACCTTTGATCTATACTGGGGTCTAAAGGAAGATGGTTATACAGATGTATCTCTACACGATACATATCTTAACAAGACTGCGTTTAATGAGCAACGTGAAAGAATGCACGGGGTACTGGCGTAGTGTCTGATATTCTAACTACCGAAGAGGTACTTGCTCAATTAAATCCCAAACTAAGAAAGAATATTGGTATTGGGACTGGCATTACTATTGAAAAACAAAAAACTCCGTCATACGGATTGAATCGTGCGCTAGGAGGTGGCTTGCCATACGGTCGTCAGATTCTTATTTGGGGATCTAAATCAAGCGCCAAGTCCTCTCTGTGCCTACAAATGATTGGTATGGCACAGCAGGAAGGAAAGGTGTGTGCATGGATAGATGCAGAAATGTCGTATTCGGAAGATTGGGCCACAAGGCTGGGGGTAGATTCATCTCAATTAATTTACTCCACAGCAAGAACAATCAACGATATGGTAGATGTTGGTACGGATCTAATGACGGCTGGAGCAGACATTATTGTTGTCGATAGTATTTCTGCGCTTCTTCCTGCTATCTACTTTGAGAAGGATTCAACAGAACTAAAGCAATTAGAGAATACCAAGCAGATTGGTGCAGAAGCAAGAGATATGACAAATGCTGTCAAGATGCTTAACTATGCCAATAATCAAGTAAAGCCAACGCTTCTTATTCTTATTTCTCAGGCAAGAAATAATATCACTGCTATGTATACTCAGCAAGCACCAACGGGCGGTATGGCTACTAAGTTCTACTCATCTACCATTATCAAACTATTCTCATCTGAGTCTGATAATCAGGCAATCAAGGGTAAGATTCCCGTAGGTGATAAAATTATAGAAGAAAAGATAGGAAGGAAGGTGCGTTGGGATTTACAGTTTTCTAAAACATCGCCTGCATTCCAAACTGGAGAGTATGACTTCTATTTTCGTGGCTCCGATGTTGGAATTGATTCAGTGGCAGATCTCGTTGATACTGCTGAAATGCTCGGATATATTGAACGAGCAGGAGCATGGTATACCGTTGGAGAAGAACGATTTCAAGGTAGAGAAAAACTAGTGCTTGGTGTCAAAGAAAATCTTGACATACAAGATATGCTTATCAGCAAGGTAGGCCATGAGCAATAAGCAGCGGTATTCAATAATGAAGGGCATCTTCATCTGTCAGAAATGTGATGAGGAAGTATATGTATCTCGCTACTATCAAGAGACATATGAGTGTACTTGGATGTGCAATAATAAACATCTATCAAAGGTCAGCCTATATTCTCCAAGAGGATACTAATGAGCGAAAGAGGAGAGGCTAAAAGAATAGGCGCAAAGTTGCAAAAAAACAGTGGTCGTGGTAAGATTCAAAAAGGAGATGCAACTTGGCGTGACTATGTTATTGATTTTAAGGAATTCTCAAAATCATTTAGTCTTACTAGAGATGTGTGGGCCAAGGTAGTAACTGACACACTAAAGTCAGATAAAACAAAATCACCAGTAATAATGTTGGTTCTTGGAGAACAGCATAAGACAAGACTAGCAATTATAGAGTGGTCTGAATTTGAAAGGTTGGTTGAAAATGACAACGACTCTACAGCAGATTGATGGACTGTATGAAATTGCAGACTATATGCAAGATGATGAATTGACACAGGCACTAGAGTTTATTGCAAAAATTATTCTTAAGCCAGATATTCCAGTTCAGGTTGCTATGGTAGAATTGGTACGTTTACAAGCAATTGCAGCAAAAATGGCGTTCAAGGCTACATGGCTAACAAACGTAGACAAAACTCAAAGAGAGAAAAAGAACATATACTATACGGCGGCGGCAGAAATTGATAAAGTATGCGCCACCCTAAAGTATCTAACAAAGGGATAACATGGCTAAGAACTTTTTAAAGCAGGTATTAGACAAGCAACCACAGGGTCCAATCAATACTAAGGCTTTTATTGAAAAGATTGAGTCTGGATATGTTGCAAAACGTGGTCCAGAATTCAAAACAAAGAAAACATTCAGTCCAAGCACGCTGGTGTACGGAAGTGGTGCATGTCCAAGGTATTGGTTCTTGGCATTCACTGGTGCTGAATTTTATGATAATTCAGATCCTTATGCTGTAGCAAATATGACAAGTGGAACAATGAGTCATGAACGTATTCAAAAGGCTATTGAGGATGCTGGAATGATGGTAGAGAAAGAGAAGCGAATTGTTGCTTCAGATCCACCCATCTTTGGTTTCGCTGATGCTATTGTTCAATGGGAAGAAGAGCAGCCAGTTGTTGAAATCAAAACAATGAGGGAAGAGTCTTTTGCATATCGTAAACATGCAAAGCCACCAAACTATCATCTTATGCAATTAATTATTTATATGAAGATTCTTGGTAAGCGCCTTGGCGTTCTTCTTTATGAATCAAAGAACAGTCATGAACTTCATGCTATTCCAGTTGAGGTAAATGATGAATATAAGGCTTGGGCAGATTATGCCTTTGACTGGATGAAAAAGGTTAGAGCACAATGGGAAAGCGGAGAAATTCCACAAAAACCATATCGCTCTAATTCAAAGATTTGCAAAGACTGCCCTCTTGCTCTTGCATGTGCAGATGCCAAGAAGGGGTCTTTAAAACTTGATCCACTGGAGTATCTTGAATGAAAGTATGCGACTGGTGTTCTAATGAATTCCAGCCAAATGTGAGTTATCAGATTTATTGCTCAGTTGAGTGTAGGCAATTTGCTACTAAAGAAAAAGTGGGTGAGCGATATCAATCAAGGCGTCGTAAAAAATTAGCAAAAAAAGAAAGAAGATGCGGCGGCGGTTGTGGAACGGTTCTTAGTGTCTACAACTCCGCTGGCTTTTGTCAAAATTGTATGGTTAATTGGCGCAAAGTGGATAAGGCTTTAAAAGAATTGAAAGGAATAATAGAATATGAGAAACTTAAAGAATAGGCCAGATTCATTTTGCGCTATTGATGCTAGTACAAATAGTTTGGCATTTGCATATTATAGAAATGACCAACTTGAAAAATATGGAAAGATAAAATATTTTGGCAATGATGTTTATGAAAAGATTATTGATTCGTCAAACAAAACTCGTGCATTTTTTAATGAGTTTGATGGCCTAACACACGTTGTGATTGAGCAGGTTATCTATTTAAACTCACCAAAGACCGCTGCAAATTTAGCAATGTCCCATGGAGCACTTGTTGCTGCCGCATCTCTTGCAGGAATCGATCACGTTGCTAGTGTTAGTCCAATGCAGTGGCAGAATTGGACGGGTAATAAAAGATTGACAGCAGAGGAAAAAGAAGCAATTAGAATAAATAATCCTAACAAAACAGCATCTTGGTATAAGTCGCAAGAAAGACTCTTTAGAAAACAAAGAACAATAAGATTTGTTAATGATAAATTTAATATTAAAGTTGATGATGATGATGTTGCAGATTCTATTGCAATAGGTGCGTGGGCTATTGACAATTGGGCAAAGGTGTTCTAGAATATGCCTAGAGGAACTTCGCTGCATCATTCAGAAGCGTACTTGAGAAAAAGATATATTATGGACAAAAAGAGTCCAGAGGATATCGCCAAAGAGTGCAATGTTAGTGTTCAGATAATATATAAGCAACTAAAAAAGTTTGGACTGAAAAAATGACTGATATGGTAAATCATCCACCTCATTATACTTCGGATGCTAGCGGAGTAGAGTGTATTGAGATTACAAGACATAGAAACTTTAATATAGGAAATGCCATCAAGTACCTTTGGAGGGCAGGAATCAAAGACGATTCAAAGCAGATTGAAGATTTGAAGAAAGCAATCTTTTATATTAATGATGAAATAAATAGATTGGAAGGTTTGTACGGTGAAAAAGAAGAAGAACACGACGATCCTCACTTCCAACTTCATTAAAGAATCGGAAATGACAACTCCAGAAGGAAAGTTAGTATCTCAGGGAGATATTATAAGAATTCATGGTGAGCACGGTAAAAAGTTTAAATTTGATAAATTTGTTACCCGTGCAGACAACGGTCTTACTTGGATAGACTGCTACGAAATGCAGGGTGGTGTCATTGGAATGATGAGGTCATTTAGAGTAGAAAGAGTTAGAGTTATTCCAAAAAGGAAAAAGAGACTTAAAAAGTCTATTTAGTTAATAATTTATAGGGCGTATTATACAATATTTTTAATTTTTCTATTGCATAACACAACACTTTGTGATAACCTATTATAATGTTGTCGCCGCAAGGAGGAAACAAATGACGAAAACGAAACTGGTAGGAGGGATTATGGCTTTACTGATGGCATTCACTTCAACATCTTTTGTCTCAGTAAGCGCTGCTACCACCGAACAGGTGTATGCTAAGTCAAATGCACCTATTGCGACGGAGGCTTTAATGAATAAGCCTGTCGTAAAATTGGCTATTGAATTAAAGCCAAAGACCAAAATCCTGTGTAAGAATTGGCTTGCCAAGTCTTTGAAGGACGCAGGGTTTAAGGGTAAGGGATTGCGAATCGCATGGGCAATTGCCATGCGTGAGAGTGGAGGAAGAGCAAATGCTATTTCTTCTACTGGAGACTATGGAGTCTTTCAATTCAATCGCGCTGCATGGGGAAAGCAACCTTGGTGGGATACTACCAAGATGCTTGACCGTGATTATAATATTATGATTGCCTATCGCATCTCTCAGGAGGGTAAGACCTTTTATCCATGGGATATTGATGGAAAGGGTAGGCATAAGGGCAACTATACTTCAAACTATGTTTATCAGAAGTATAAGTCATGGTATGAGAAATACCCAGTAGATTGTAAGTAGTAGTAGGCGGGATAGGGTAACTAATTTATTAGGTGGCAACAATCCTATCCCGCCACTGCTATAATTGGACATTATGACTACAGATATCATTACGCATATTGAAGAAGTAAACAGAGTTGCTACTGAATATATCAAGGGCTTAAATGAATCAGAAATATCAAAAGAACTTGACATACCAAGAGCAAGAGTCTCTTCCCTTTTACGAGAGTGGAAGAGTATGGCTAGCAATTCAGAGGCCGTTAGAGCAAGAGCGAGAGAGGCACTATCTGGAGCAGATACACACTACTCTAGGCTTATCAAGCAAGCCTATGAGGTTATTGAAGATGCCAATACCCAAGGATCACTCACAGCAAAGACTGCCGCTATCAAACTTATCTTGGACATTGAATCAAAAAGAATTGATATGCTTCAAAAAGCAGGGTTGCTAGAAAATAAGGAACTTGCAGAGCAACTACTTGAAACAGAAAGAAAGCAGGAACTTCTAATGAAGATACTTGTTGACGTATCTGGAACGTGCAATAAATGCAAGCCAGAGGTTCTTAAAAGGCTTTCTGAGGTATCTGGTCCTACAGGAGAGGCAGTAGTAATTTATGACGCTTGATTTTAGTGAATTTCTTGATGCTCTCAATGATTCTCCATTTGAAGAAGATCCAGTAGATTTAGATACATTTTTGCATGATGCAAATTATTTGGATCAACCAGAACTTTCACAGATTCAGCGTGATCTTGTAGAGGCAATGAGTCAAATCTACAAGGAAGAAGATCTTATTAGATTGATGGGAGAAAAAGAAGGTCGTGAGCATTATAAAAAGTATACAAAGGCAGAAGTCCTTCTCCAACTTGGCAAGGGATCTGGCAAAGATCATACTTCTACAATTGGCTGCGCTTATTTGGTATATAAACTTTTATGTCTAAAAGATCCAGCAAGGTATTTTGGCAAACCGCCTGGAGATGCAATAGATATTATTAATATTGCTATTAACGCACAGCAGGCAAAGAACGTATTCTTCAAGGGATTCAAGAATAAGATTGATAGAAGTCCTTGGTTTGCTGGAAAGTATGACTCCAAGGTAGATAGTGTTGAGTTTGATAAAGCGATCACAGTATATTCTGGTCACTCAGAAAGAGAAAGTCATGAGGGATTAAATCTTATCCTTGCCATTCTTGATGAAATATCTGGATTCTCCCAGCAATCTAATACAGGAAATGAAAATGC